ATCTTATCCACCATGTCAGAAGAAAAATCACCAGTCCATAAAAAGGAACTGCCAATTCCTCCATCGAAACAAACCGATGAGGGAAGCTCTAAAACACCAAACGTTCGAGACACGCCAAAGGCGAAGAGCTCACGAGGTGCTAGAGGTAGAAACAAAACTTCAGAAAAAGTCAACACAAATTGTAGGTATCACCAAAAGGGGTCCTGCAAAATGGGCGACAAATGCTTGTACAATCATGCAAGCAGACATAAAGCAAAAGAACAAGGAAAAAATAACAAAAAAGAAGAAACTCCAAAGAAAAACCAACAAAAAGAAAGCTTCGAGCCGGAGCCCGATACCGATAACAACAACAATGACCGCCAAGTGTGTTCTAAATGTCAATTAGCGTTTGAGTCTACTGACACTACTATTGAATTATGTGTTGTTTGCGCAGCCATCGACAAAGTCGAAAAAGAGGTCGCACGCGAAAGAGAAACAAAGATGAAGAATGAAGTGATACTTAATAAGCAGCTCACAGTGGGCCAATTAGCTAGTATTAGAGCACTTTATCCATCCTTTGTACTCCGTGATTGGATTAGTTGGAAGAGTGATGAAAATCATGAATATGGCCATGTAATGCGACAATTATCTATAGCAAGTTTGCTCAGAGAAGCAAGAAAAGACGATGCAGAAGGTAATTTAGTTGACATACAAGGAGTAGCAAGAAATGTTAGATACAAGATCAAAGACTTGAAGGGAACCAAAGTGTGGAACCTCAAGAATTACCCAAAACAGGCTTTCACGAATTTGACACCGTTAGATTCATTGAGAGCTCCGACCTCGATTGGGAAAATTGATTGGACCAGAACAACTGGTTTGATAATGGTTGATGTTCAGACAAAGATTACGCCAATAGATATTGCTTATTCATTGTCGAAGATATGTGTCCCCTACGGAAAAATTTCATATCTCTATTCCACTTTTCACAAGTACACCGAGTTAGTTCAGACTGACGGCGAGTTTAACGCGAAATGGGACCCTAGAGAGAACGATATGTTTAACTGTGGAGTATACATAGTATCTAACAAAGAAGGTAAGGAAGGAGAGAGACAACCAACTCAAATGTCAGAAATTGATAATGATCAAGCATGGCTTGAGTTAGGTTCCATAGACACCCCTTACGGTCTTCTTATTTGGAAGGAGTTTGCAAAAGCAGGCACCAGATCTTGCACAAAATTTTGGTTGAGCCAGGACCGAAAGTTGCAAGAAGAAATAACACCCATTCCTTGGGATTTTACGGGCCTCCCGCAGGGAGTATATTCTAACGAGTCTTTAGAATATGTCCAAGGTACAAAAGGCATGCACCAAGTCATGCCACAAAACTACATCTTAAGCAGTGGTGTAGTTATCAAGATCAAATCCGGCAATTTGGTCTTGGCTTTTCAAAGAACAATATATGAGCACATAGTTAAAAAGATAGGGCATACGACCGTCTTGAGTGCAGCAACAAAGAATTCGTTACATAACTGGGCCAGAGGCAAAGATGTAAACGGCGACCACATTGACTCTTTATGTCAATTCGTCTTCGATGAAACCATTAAGAAAAGGTATAAGCGATTACAAGTCAAAAATAGAAACAAACCTTCTTTATTTAGACCGCATACCTGGCACAAGATGTTTTCTCCCGAAATCCCAACAATGATGGATGCCTTAGAATCAGAACACGAAATGATAATCAGTAAAAGAAGAAGAATCATGTTTTTGTTTAAGTTGTTGCTCATAACATTGCTTTTGTTTGTCGCAGTAGCTGGTAGAATATATATCAGAAACCACGACATATACATTAGTGAGTTAAAATCAAGAAAACTCAACCTTTTGAGATCACAAGGCACTGGAATAATGAACAGCATCTATAATGGATTTGTTTACACAGTGTTAAGGGTCCCCAAAGCTGTTATTGACATACCAGTTGAATCAGTTTTGATAACATGGTTGAAGATGTACTTTCAAGTTGATCCATATATTATGATAGTTATATTAATTGTAGCTTTCATCCCTCGTCCAGTATTGGCTGAGACAGCAAGCAAGTCGATAGCGACAACAGACTGTGCTGGCTTAATCGGTATTGGAGCATTTGCAATAGTTGTTATAATAGCAATTATAGTAATATACTTAAGCGAAAGGAAGTTGAAAAGAAAAAGTTTAAAACAACATGAAATCGACAACCCCCAATGTCGACATGGAAAATCTGCAGAAGGACCCATTCTAGATAAAGATATGAATTTTCTGTCTTATCAGGCGTCATTAGTACCTATCAGCAATCAAGATCCAGATGCTGAGGTTGATTTAGGAATGACGACCCCCGAGTTTGACAAACACAGGGAAGGGGTTAACGTGCGCACGGACAAGTGGAAAGGCTCAACCGCCACTGGAGCCGTGCTCACAGACTGTGTACCAGTAACGCCGGCACAGAGTTTCATAAATAATGCAATTGCTGTACTTAATAGAGTAACTGCACTTCCACCTAACAAGAACGCCGAGTTAGTTGGATATTTGAAACAAACATTTGGAGATGTGAAGACTTTT